TGCTCGTCACCGACCAGTTCCCACTCCTCCAAATCCTCGTCTTCACCAAGCGAGGTCAATTCACGCACCAACTCCTCGGAGGCAGGGGATGATGCTTCAAGCTTTTTTTGCGACTTCATTTGCGTGATGACCGCAGAGGAGTTCCCAGCGAATAACGCCTTCGCAACAGACGGCTCGAACTGGAGCATCTGAACAAGGAAGGTGATTGCTTGGTCTTGGGTAAGAACGCCCTCCTGTACGGCTCGCATAATGTCCAGAGAGGACGCAATCTGCGCTCCGTTGTACGATGCCTCCTTCTGGGCGATTTCCTCGTTCACGGTAGATACCACTTCCGTAGTCACTTGGTCGGCTTCCTTCACTCCAGTTTCTTCTTCGACTGTTGTGGAGTCCGTGACCTTGATGTCGTTGAACTCCATCGGAGAGAGCGGCTTGAAGTACAAATTCAAAGAGACATTGTTCACCGCAAGAAGCTCGTCAAATGCCTTCAAGATGCCCATCTGGATAGGACGAATCACCGTATTGTCCAAAAGCAAGTAAGCGTTCTTGATTTCGTCCGCATTGCTTCCAAGCCCCGTGTTCTCCTTGATACCAAAGAGCATCGGAGACGTGATGCGGTGGCCTACAAGAACCTTTTGAGCGGACTCTGAAGAAAGGAACTCGTACTGCAAGTGGGCGTCGGATAGGGTGACTGGCTCAATCGTAGCCGCTTTTGTGCTGTCATCGTTGAACGCAAGAATCCAACGTCCTGCGTTAGTGCTTCCCTGCCACTTTTGAGCAATGGTGGAATTGATATTGTCCTGCTCCTCCTGTGGTGGGATGCCGTTATTGAAGTTAATAATCATCGACGGAGCGAGTCCGTTCTTGATGTTATTGATGTGGTAGTTTGCAATCTCCTCCTCCAACTCCGCATACGGCAGAGCCGCCAAGTAACGAGGGGGTGAGTAGTAGTACGAACCTGCCGAATAGGGGCGGTAGTAGAAGATTTCACGCTTCTCGTTGGACTCCTCAAAGGCGGCGATGCGCTGCACTCCAGAGCGGTTCCGAACCTTCGTCCAGTCCCAAGCGTAGTAGTATGCCTTGATGGTTCCATCTTGGTCGCACTTCTCGGCTCGCAATGTCTGCACTGGCATATGCGTCACCTCTGCGATTGCTGATTTGTCAGCATTCCACAACACTTGCAAAGCCCCATTACCAAGCCAGTATACGTCATTTGCAAAGCGGTAGGCGCACTCCTCCGAAATCAATCTGCGGAACTCAAGGAATGCGGACGGGTTGGTAGCCGAATCGGTAGCGTCCAGACCCTTTCCGTATATCATATCCACGATACCCGTGATTACGGCATTGTTCGTAGCAGACCCGTTCCTGCGGTCAATGAGGTACTGGTAGTAGTTGTTGTCATCCCCATATTCCACCCAATCAAGGCGGGGGTTCTCTACGATTGCAGGTGCAACGTAGGACTCGAACTGAACGAGGCGAATGTTATTCTCCATAAATCTTGAACTGATTGTTCATTGTCTCCTCTACTGTCGGGAGGACGGGTTGATAGGTGCTTGTTGTTTGACCACTCGGAAGCATCAGCAAACGATCGAATGCGAGTATCTTGGTATTTGTCCAAGCCACGTTGAATGTCTGTTCCGTGAGGCGAATCATATACACTACCTCGGCATCAAGTGGGGTGGTATTGTAAGTGAACGTGAACTCACGAGTGTCTGCGTCAAAGGTAGGGGAGGTCACGTTGTAGATAGTGTCCGTGCGTCCGTCTTTGGAGTACAAAACCATCTGAACTCGCCACGTTGTATTGTACCCTGCGAGGGTATCAACCCCCACCTGCCAGTCACGCACGGGCAGAGTGATAGTGTTCTGGGCTTTATATGATACGAAAGTCATACCTATATAACCCAAGAGTGGGACTTATGTGAAAAAGAAAGGGGGCCGAAGCCCCCTCTCACGTCCCGTTGGTCTAATTACGACCCAAGTACGATTGTTGGTTTGGTACCAGACAATCCAGCGAACGGGTTATTCGCCACCGCTCCGAGCAGGAAGTTTGCAGGCACACGCTCTTGACCCGTCAAGGTCAAGTTGTAGCCCGTAAGGTCTCCCATTGCAGAACCAGTTACGATAGAACCACCCGTTACTTCTGAACCGTGTTCCAAGCCCATCACCCAAGCGTTGCCGTTGTTGTCCTCGACAATCACTACGGGCTTCGCCCAAGCGAGCAACTTTACCTCTTTGTGGGTATCGGCATCTTGCTTCTTGAGAACGATGTTCAACACCTGCTCGAAGAAGGTCGTGCCGTTGTCACGGCTGGAAGTGATGGCCTGCTCAAAGTTTGAAGTTCCTTTCAAGTCGTACTTGTAGGCACTCGTGGCAGTAGTGGCCAGTTGGTCAATGACATCCGTGTCAGCGGTGTCGTAGGAGATTTGTGCCAAGTCAATGGAGTTGATGAAGTAGACCGCATTCAGTCCTCCAACTTGGTCTTTGCAGGGCTCGATGCGCCCAAGTGTTAATGAACAAGCCATTTTATTTTATTTTTTGTAATCGTTAGAAATGTGAGTTTTTAATCGGTGACAATTAGCGCATAGTGTTTGCAGGTTGCTCAATTCGTGGTTGTGGCGGTTGCCGTCTATATGGTCGACATCAAGCTGGCAAGGGTGGACAGGAATAAATCCACACATTTCGCAAGTCGCTTTCTTGTGCTTTCGATAGACATCTTTTGGTCGTACTGCTCCTTTTGTTTTATACCTCCACGATTGCTTGCACTTCTCGCAGCAGAATTTCGCCTGCTGACCCGTCAACTGCTTTGAACAGTTCAAACACAAAAGGGAGGACGAGGGTGTTTTACCCAAGCCCTCCCCCTGCGTCATCCTTCAGCGATTAGGCGTAGTATACCAAGTCGGCACCTACTCCAAACTGAACACCAGCAGTCATACGCATAATGAAACGTACGTTCTTGCTGCCATCCAAGTCGCTCATATCCAGCACCTTGACTTCGTTGGTATCGCTCAAAAGCCCGCAGCCGAAGTACAAGTTTGACTTCTGACCTGCAACCATTTTGTTTGAACCAAGACCAGGAGCGTGGAACAACTTGATACCTTCGAACATCAGCTCTTGGTTGTTGAACCACGTAGAACCTTTTGAGTCCACACCCGCAGCACCCAAGCCAGAAGCACCGAATCCGCCCAATGCACGGACGTATGCCTTCATCACGTTGGTCGGGATGTAGATGTGCAGGTCTTCCTTACCGAACAATGCGGTAGGGATAGCGTCTACAACCTTGCCCAATTCAGCGATGACGTTGGAAGAAGATACGCCAGCAGTTGCAGCAGTTACGTCAATGACAGTAGAGTCAGCAGCAAGCAACGCTTGGAAGCCGTTGAACTCACCTGCGTTGGCAGTAGCACCAGTCCAGATTTTCTGCTCGATCCACTCGGCTACTTTAGCAGAGTTGTAGGCGATGAAGTAGTCAACGAAGTTCTTGGGCAGAACGTCAAAAGCGGAGTAGCCCATTTGGATGGCTTCCCAATCGCTCTCGAAGTCGCTCTTGCACAACTCCAAGTTAACCTGCAAGAACTCGGGCTGCAAGATGCGCTCGGTCAAGGTCAAAGTGGAAGTGTCGGTGAAGTCGCAGGTCTGGTCTTTTACGATACCATCCAGCTCTACACGCTTGATTACTTCTTTGAATTTGATGTTTGGCTTGACAGTCAAGCCGCCTTTTGCGATGGTGTCACCGCTCAACAGGGCAGCAGAGATGTACTGGCCTGCAAACTGACCAGCGTAAGTGGTCGTGATAGAAGTGGTCGTTGCCATTATCTATGTGGGGGGGTTAGTTAAATAATTTGTTGAATACTCGGTCTGCGGTTGTCGCAGTACGCTTCGCACCGATTTGGAATTTCAGTTCGGGTTTAACCTCGACAGGGGCAGCCACGATGGGCTTCTCTGCGGCCATTACCACCTCTTTCACTTCCTCCTCTTTCTCGACTTCCACGGACATTTCTTCTTTGTTGCCCATTTCTGCCTTCATCATTTCAACCTCCTCTTTGAGGGATTGAATCATCGCCATCATCTCTGGGAGGGTAGGTTCAGCAGCGGCCTCGACCTCGATGGTCACTTCCTGCTCTGCTTCCTCTGCCTTCTCTTTGATTTCGGCAATCACGCCTTCTTCCGTCACGACCAAGATGCGACCGTCCTCCATTTGGTATTCACCAACGGGTACAGCCACCTTCTCGCCTTCGCTTCCGATAAGGAAGATGTTTTGACCTGCCTCAAGTACCTCGGCTTCCACCATAGTACCATCAGCCAACTTTGCGCTCGCAAGGGCAACCGCTTCGGGTTGCAGAGCGAACTCAATTTTCTTGAAAATGTCGTTCAAGTTCATAGTATAATAATTAGAGATTAGGGGTTTTGGGTATTTTTGCCTCCGATAAATCCGATTCCTTGCGCCCACATATCATTCGGGTCGCAGCATTTTCGGGAGTAGGTGCCGTCTTTGCAGAGGCATCCACGCCGTGAGTTGGGGGGTACGGGTGGTTTAGGATTGTTTTTCATTTTCCTTTATTTTAGATTCTGCCCAACGCTTCGCAGCCAGTCCACCCCAAAGGAGGTAGGAGATAGTGCCGCAAGCGGTAGAGTCGGTTTCGTCGTAATACTCCTCGGCTCTTGATAGGTAGGAGAACATCCGCTTCACGGTGTCAAACGATACGGGCTTTCCGTCTGCGAGTTGCTGCGCTCGTATCTTGCCAACTGGCGTGGCGCACTTGTTACCGCCTTTCTCGTTCAACTCAATGCCTCGCTTTGCGTTATTGCGCACGGCCTCGGGGTAGTCAGAATATGATTCCATAACTACCCGTTGGCCTGCCTTTACTCGCTTGTCTTTTTTTAGGATTCCCTTGACGGCTCCCAGAACGTACAGTTCAACGAGGTGTTCTGCCTCTTGCTCCTCAATCTCCTGCATTGAACTCATCGCCACTTCCAACGATGGCTTGTGTGCGAACCATCCCTCGATGGAATAGCCCTTGTACTTGCCAGATTTTACGTCCTCCCACACTTGGTCGTTGTCGACCTTGCGGGTCTGCATCCAAGTACCGATTGGGTAGTTCATTCCGTACTTGCGTGACTTGTCGTGTACCTCGTCCTCAATAATCCATTGCTCGATGGTCGTGACCCCGTTCACCTGTTGCGAATGCTCCGTGGTGGTAGACGCTTGGAGACCCTTTTTGAGGAACAACTCCGCACTTTGGCGGATGGTTTTGTCCGTAAAGAAGACGTAATACTCCTCGCCTGTCTTGTCGTCCCTGCGGTAGATGGGCTTGTTCGGGATTAGGACTGGCCCGATGATGATACGCTTCTCCTCGTTTTGGATAGCGAAGGACACCTGTTGTGCGGAGAGGGCTACAAACTCCTCCTCGATTGCGGGGTTCTCCACTACCGAGATAGCATTCACCCCCATAAACTGCTCATTTTCAAGCACCAATTCGTAATACTTCATCCTCCGAAATTTGCGCTGGTACGGATTCTGCGCTCCAGCATATTATTGTTATTCATTTGTTGATTGACTACATACGCCTGCATCGGGCGGTCAAAGATACCAGAGAGCGGATTCTGTCCGATTCCCGTGAATGAGATGTTCGGGGTAAACCCTCCGCCGCCCGCTGGAGGTGCGGCCCCCATTCTCGGAGTTTCTGCTGCTGCACCACTTGGCTCAAATTTAGAGCGGGCAATGGTTGCGATTTGCGCTGCGCCTGTTACGGCAACGATTCCCGCCTTCACGAAGTTAGCACCAGTCAATGCGTCCTGTGGTACTGCCAGTTGCGTCATAATGGCTGCTGCGGTGTTTGCTACCGCCTCACCAATACGCAGGGCTTTGGTGATTCCGAATGCTCTCCGTGCGTTCTTCTCGTCCCCTTTGGAGAACGATTCCGCCAACTGTGCCAAAGCACCAAACGCCTGCCCTGCTAACTCCAGCTTCTTGGCGTTGTTCTCCATCTGCCGTTGGCGGTCTAACGAATCGTACTTCTCGTTGACCTTGCGCTCGGCTTTGCGCTTCTCTGCCTCAATTCTTTCTGCCTCGTAGATACTGGCATTCCCAG